CGGTGACGGAACTTTAGATTTAGTTGTTGCAACTCAGTCTTCTAATGATTTCACAACAGCTTTAAAAAATAAGTTAAATGGAATTGCTACTGGTGCAACCAACGTTACTAACAATAACCAACTTACAAACGGTTCAGGCTACGTAACTAGCTCAATCATTAACTCACTTAATGCTAGTAACTTAAGCTCTGGAACAGTACCAGCAGCTCGTCTTGGGACTGTCGATGGCGGAACTTTTTAAATCATGGCAACTATAAAACTAAAGCGTGGTACGTCAACACCGACTACCAGCAATCTTGTTAATGGAGAAGTTGCCCTAGATTTATCTGCCAAAAAGTTATACGTTAATGACGCTGGTACAATTAAAGAAATTGGAGCCAACTCTGCATTATCTGCATCACAGCTAAATGATATAAACGTTGTTGCTGGACAAGTAGCTCATGGAACTGATTTAGGTTTTATAACATCTACACTGTCCACAGCATCTGGTGCGACTGATATAACAACAGTTGCAAATAATATATCTGATGTAAATAACTTTGCAGATAGATACCAAATATCTTCTTCAGCTCCTTCAACTAGGACTGATGGCACATCTTTACAAGATGGTGATCTTTGGTTTAACACAACCTTAGATGGTATGGAAGCTTATGATGGTAGTTCTGGAGATGGTTTTACACCTATTCAGCCTAGCCAAGCTACACTACAAGCTATCAACCAAGTTACAGGTTTTGTTACATTTACGGAAGATAATGGATTAATTACTGACGCTATAAATACAGGGTCAGGTAATAACTCAATTAACACTGTGGCTGCTGACATAACTAATGTCAATGCAGTAGGTGGAAGCATAGCTAACGTTAACACAGTCTCTGGAAGCATCTCGAATGTTAATACAGTAGCTGGAAACATTTCTAATGTTAATACAGTTGGTGCTTCTATTGCAGATGTTAATAGATATGCAGCAGAGTATTTAATTCAATCTGGAACTCCATCATCTCCTTCAGCAGGAGATCTATGGTACAACTCCACAGCAAACACCCTTAACTATTATACAGGCGGTACATGGGTAGGAATATCTCCCGGTATTGCTGGAGTAATAAACGATGCTAACCCTGCGTTAGCAAATCATCTTGACTGTAATAATAAAAATCTTACTGAGGTAGGAACAGTCAGTGGAAACAATTTACAAATAGATTTCGGTACTCTTTAAATGGCAAAATTATTAAAATTAAGGCGTGGTACTACTTCGCAGCACTCGTCATTTACTGGTGCTGAAGGTGAAGTAACTATTGATACCACAAAAGATACTGCTGTCGTACATGACGGTAGTCAAGCAGGAGGAAGAGCTCTTGCAAGAGAAGACTTGAGTAATGTCTCAGCAAATAATGTAAGAGACTTAGTTGAGAACGCATCCAATAGTAATACATTTAATGATGCAGATCACAGCAAACTCAATGGAATAGAGAGCGGAGCGACTGCCGATCAGACGGCTGCGGAAATCCGCGCACTTGTACAATCAGCATCTGACAGTCAAGTTTTTACTGATGCAGATCATACAAAATTAAATGGCATTGCTACCTCAGCCACAAACGTAACTAACAATAACCAGATTACTAACGGTAGAGGATTTACAACTTATACATCTAACCAAGCTACTAACACAAGTAGCAACGTTACCTTTGGAACAGTTAACTGTTCAAGTCTTACTTCATCAGGAAACGTAACTGCGTATTCTGACTCAAGATTAAAAACAGATATTGCTTCAATTAATGATGCTCTTGGAATCGTAGGAAAACTACGTGGTGTTTCTTATAAATGGTTAAGAAGCGGTCAAAATGATATAGGTGTTATTGCACAAGAAGTAGAAGAAGTAATCCCAGAAATAGTAAAGACAACAGAAGTTGCTGGTTTAGATGGTATGGAAGAAGTTAAATCAGTTGACTATGGTCGATTAGTAGGCGTACTTATAAACGCAGTAAAAGAATTAAAAGCTGAAGTAGACGAATTGAAAGGAGGTAAATAATGGCTATTCAAAGTTCAGGACAAATCAGTATGACTGATATTGTTAATGAATTTGGTGGTTCAGTTCCCCACTCTTTATCCGAATACTATAGAAATGGTGGAGCAGTTCCGGCTAATAACACAAACGTGCCAACTTCCGGAACTATATCCATGAGTAATTTTTATGGTGCTGTTAACGAAATACAATTTACTGTAAACTTAAACACAACAAACTTCCAAACATCTGCTGCATTTGGCTCTAACTGGTCAACTGCTGTACCTAAGAGAATCACAGTTAATAGTGGTGTAACTATAGGTAGTTCTAACGGAAACCCAGCTTGGATTATTGAAGGCGGTATGGGCGGTTCATTAATCGTACATAACACTGGAAGCGTTCAAGGTACTGGTGGTGTTGGTAGTTCTAGTGGAAGTGGAAGCGGAGGAGGACCAGCCGTACGTTCAGACCAAAACGGAAGTATTACTTTCTACAATAACTCTGGAGGACAAATCTACGCCGGAGGTGGCGGAGGTGGTCGCGGAGGTAATGGTGGTACTGGCGGACAAGGCGGTACTGGAGGAGCTGGAGGTAATGGTAGTTATACTGCTCACGTATCTCACTTTCCTCAGTTACAAGGATCTGGTTTCTTATGTCGTCCCGGACAGCACTCTTACTTTGACGCAGGAACAGTAACACCTACTACATACTGTCAACGTTGTCATGGTGGACACGTGTTTGGTACTGGAGGAAATATGTATCCTTCATACAGAAAAGGAAACTTCCGTGGAGGACACGCATTTAACGTGACATGCGGTCAACACGCTACACAATCTGGAGCCGGAGGAGGTTCTGGTGGTTCAGGCGGTGGCGGTGGTACCGGTGGAGGCGGTGGAAACGGAAAAGGTTTCAACCAAACTAGAACTAATGGTACCGGTGGTACTAGCGGTTCAAGCGGTAATAGCGGTTCAGGCGGTGGAAATAATGGTAATAGCTCAGGTACCGGTGGTACTGGAGGAACCGGAGGAACAGGTGGTGCAGGAGGTACTGGCGGAAACGGTGGAGACTGGGGTACAAATGGTGCCACAGGAAACACAGGTGCCACAGGAAACCAAGGTGCTACAGGTTCAACAGGTTCTAACGGAAACGGAAGTAACGGTGCTGGCGGTTCTGCTGGTGCTGGTGGTGCTTCAGGTGCTAGTGGTTCATCAGGTGGAGCTACATCATTCTATATACAAAACCGTCATTACATGACATTCCACAACTCAGGCTCAGTAGCCGGTAACTAATTATGAAATTTAAAATCACAGAAGTTGATACCTTAAAATATAAGGTTGAATACGGAGACGGCACTTATGCTTTGATTCCTACTTTAAAAAATGGGGACAAAGCTTATTACGCCAAACTAATAAAAGATTTTTGCAATACACCACAAGAACCCGTACCAGTAAAAGATCTTCCTTATACATTAGGACATGAAGGTACGGTAGGCGACGATATCCCAGAAGATGACGGAGTTATAGATTACGACTATGGCGCAGCTCGTGCTGTTTGTTATCCAACTTGGGGTTTGCAATTTGATGCTATGTATCACAGCAGAAAAAATAGTGATAATAGTTTTCAAGATGCTGTAGATGCTCACATTGATCTTGTTAAAGCTAAGTTTCCAAAGGATGACAAAATTTATACTATTGCAGAAGTAGAAGCAGCTTTAGAGGAATTGAAGAAAGATTCCAAATGGATAAAGGAAGACTAGAACGGATGGAAATTTGTAAAGGGTGTACTTTTTTTACAAAGCGTAAATTCTGCCAATTATGCGGATGTTATATGCCTGTTAAAACCGCTATACCTTTTATGAAATGTCCAGCCCAAAAGTGGTAATACCCACATTAATAATTCCACCTATAGAAAAATACGAGACTATCTCGATACCTCTACCTACAGCAGATATACCTTTTTATATTCCTTTAGTTGTACCTCCTAGCGATCTAGAAGCTCCTGAAGGAGTAGAGGCAGAAACAAACGATGAACCGGAAGAAACAGGTCTAAGAAAAATAGACATACCGTTTACAGATTTTAAAGTACCTGTTCCGGAAAATGAAATTTTAGTAACGGCTGGGACAACTGCGGTTGTCTCTGTAGCAGCCACTCTTACAGCTACAGCAGCTTTTAAATGGGCGGTTACTGCAATGAAACCTATACTAAAAACATCATGGAAGAAGATAAGCCGATCAAAGGACAACCAAAAAGTTTCCTAAAAAGATTAAAAGAAAACATAGATGACCACGATGAACAGATGGCAGTACTAGGCGCAGCAGTGCGTTTAGGTGTAGTTATCTGGTCAGGGTTTATTATTACATTAAGCTATGTTGAGCTGCCTATGGTCAAAAAGTCAGCTACAGCAGGCGATATCACGTTCGTAGCCTCGATTTTTACGGGCGCACTAGCCACGTTCGGGCTGTCTACGGGCAATGGTAACGGTAAAAATAAAGAAAAAGAAAAACCAAAAGCATGAAAAAATTAATCTTGCTTTTAGCTCTGTGTGCACCCAGCATAGCTAGAGCCAATACTGTCACTCCCCAGTTCACAACAGGGTCGATGAACAGTACGACCACTACCACTCAAACTATTGTGGAGACAGAACAGGTCCAAGTTTTCGGTGCAGCCGTAAACACTTGGTCCGGTACAAACGTAACTCCGTCAGCAGATATTGCTACAAGTGGTACAACGTTTTCTGTGACTAACACAGCAAATCCATGGAGTTTAGAAACAACAACAAGATCAGCAGGCTTAGTAGAGCAGCGCGATTATACTCGCAATTTCACAATAAACTCTACTACTACATCGCTGTCTGTATTCTCTCAGTAAGTCCTGTACTTGCCGAAGGAGACACTAATAATAGTAGCAATCCTGTGGCTGCTGCCACTGGAAACGTTACGAATCAAGCTGTACAATTTCAAAATAATGGAGCACCAAGTCGACAAACCTTTGGTAACAACATATCTTGTAATGGCAGCACGATGACATTTAGTCCATTTTATATGGGCAACGATACGGAACCACAGACAGAAGATGGTTACGTAATCTCAGAGAACTGGGGGTTTCAAATAAACTTCTCAGTTCCATTAAATAGAGATTTGACTAAGCAATGCGAACGTATGGCAGAAAGTCAGATACAAAAGAATAAGCTCGACTTTGAGCTGGTTCGTGCACTTAAATGTGCAGAGCTACAACAGAAGGGCTTTACCCTGCTACCCGGGTCACGTGTATATCACATATGCTCGGATGTAGTACCTATCACATCATTAAGAAATAACAATGTTAGCAATCCTTAAACCATTTGTGCTATCTGCACTTAAGTCGCCAAAATTCAAGACTTTCGTTGTAGAACTATTAGAAAAGCTAGTAGAGCAAACAGATAACGAGCTAGATGATAGAGCGTTACAGATCGTTAAAAAAGGTCTAAACGTCTAATGGCTAACGTCAGTTTAAAAATAGGGAAACATAAATCCCGTACTGGCGGACTCACCAAAGCTGGTAGAGAAAAATACAACAGAGCTACAGGCTCTAACCTAAAAGCACCCCAACCGGGTGGCGGTCCTCGTAAGAAATCTTTCTGCGCTCGCATGTCGGGTGTTAAAGGACCAATGAAAAAACCAAACGGCAAGCCTACTCGTAAGGCACTTGCTCTTCGTAAATGGAAATGTTAAATGGCACACAAAGGCAAAGGCTCCTGCAAAGGAGGAAAAGGCGGAAAGAAAGGGTACAGATAGATGGCTAAACGCGGACTCTATGCAAACATCCACGCCAAACGTCTAAGAATCAAAAAAGGTTCTGGCGAGAAAATGAGAAAACCCGGTCAGTCCGGTGCACCTACTGCTGCAAACTTTAAACGTGCAGCCAAAACAGCTAGAAAATAATGAAAAAAAAAGCAACTGAAGACCAGTTTAACGAGTTGCATAATTTAGTTACTAAAGAGTTTCTTACCCGTATAAAAGCAGGAGAAGCCACTACACAGGACTTAAAAGCAGCTTGTGATTGGTTGAAAGCTAATGATATTAGCGGAGTTGCTTACGATGGAAACCCTTTAGCTAAACTTGCGAAAGTTATGCCAACCGTTGACCCAGAATTAGTACAGGCAAAGCTCTATGGCAAAAACCTCTGAATACTATAAATCCAACCCAAAAGCTAAAGCCAAAAGGCTAAAGCAACAAAAACGATACAACAAAACTAAAAAGGGATTAGCCCTACGTGTTAATGCAAACAGACTTAATCGACAACTTGGTACCTACGGAAATGGTGATGGGCAAGACGCTGCTCACTATAAGGGGAGTACTACCAAGGGCAGACTCCAAAGTCCATCCACAAACAGGAAAAGCAGACTCAAAATACGTAAATGACCCCTCTACTACCTAGTCCAAAACATTACTTACACAATTTAATAACCATGACAAGTTCAGATTCTAAAAGGCTCTGGAGAAGAGCTATTAAAGAGCACTTCAAATGTACATGTGTTTATTGCGGAGAAACTTATGATTTTAATCAACTTACACTCGATCATGTCAAACCTCGTTCAAAAGGTGGGCAAGATCTTACAAAGAATGTTGTTTGCGCGTGCAGACGATGCAATCAGGATAAAGGTAGTAGCCATTGGCTCGGATGGATGCGGAAAGTATTTGGAATACAGCCATTGCGAGAACTAATTATTCATCAACACATTAAATAAATGGCAGAATCTTACAAAGATATGCTTGGCTTTACTTGGAAAAAAGAAGGAGACAAGTATGTTCAATATAGAGGGGATGGCTCAAAAACTGGTAAAACAAAACCATATAAAGCAAAGAATAACACTGGCGGAGCCAAAACCAAAACTCAAAAAATTCGCGGAAGCGGAGCAAAAAATAAAGGCAATAAAGTAGATCTTAATAATCCTAAAGTTGGCGATACTAAAAAAACAAAAAGAAGTAGAGTAGGAAAGAAATGGATAGGTGGCGAGACTTTAGTTTATACCGGTACTAAATGGGTTCCAAAAGCTGACTATAAAAAGATCACACCAGACAGAGTTGGAAAAGTTGATCTAAACTCAAGAGAATACAAACAAGCTAAAGAAATTAACGAAAGAGTTTCTAAAAACAATAATAAAAAAGAAGAAAACAATAATAACAATAATAACAATAATAACAGCAACAATAACAAGAATAATAATAACAATAATAAAGAAGAAAAAGTAGTTGTTAAAGAAGAAAAAGTAGAAAATAACAACAACAATAACAACAATAACAACAACAATAACAACAATAATAACAAGGAAAAAGAAAACAAACCAAAAGACAAATTAAAAATTAAAACTCCTAAAGGATTTATTAGAGAGAAAGGTAGATTATATTCTGTCAGAAGTGCTCAAGGTATGAAAGCTAAAAACAGATTAAAAGCCAAAGAACGTGCCAAAGAAATGGCTAGAAAACGTAAAGAAGCGAAGAATAAATAAATGGCAAAGCAAGTTGGTTTAAATGCTATAATTGAGCAGACTGCAAAAAGCATTAAAAAGATTCGTGATATTCCTAATTATAAGGATTCACCAGAATATAAAGTTATTAATCAACAGTTAAACAACCAGCATTGGAGTACAGAAAACGGCTTTGTAAAATTAGACACTGATGAAAAAATAAGACTTCATCAAGAGATAATGTATCATTCTGGTACTACAAGAACTAATAAAAACCTTTGGTATCACGATCAACCTTGGATGCAAGAAAAAGGAGTTTTCTTAGGGAATGTAAATAAGAAAGGTAAACCAAGTCGTGTTAAAGCTAAACAAGCTTTTGGTAAAGTTCAAGACCCTAGCGAAATAGGTTATAACGACGATGCTCTTTATAAAGGCACTCAAGCTGCACAAGAAGCTGACAGGAAATTTAACTTAGCTCCGGGAACTACTGGTTATACACAAGTCCACGCAAGATTAGCTCAACTTGACCCAGATGGTTCTTTAGGATTTAACACTCCTGAAATGTTTAACGAGATAAAACGATTTAATATTAGAACTGTTAAAGATAAGTTAGATATAATTAAACAGTTAAACGCTGACTTAAAAAGAAATGGTGTAACAAAAAAATCTGACCTTTATTCTGCTGGACATGGATACTCAAGAGCTTCAGGTGGTCCTGCCACAGCACGTAACTATGGATTCCCAGAATTAGGAAAAGATAATTACAGAACACAAAACGTTGGAGACTTACCTAGAAAAGACCTAGATGAAATAGGTATTGATACATCATGGTCGATGTTTGTTGATAGATATTTAAGTGATGTTCATGGAGCAGGACTTATAGAAAAAACTGAAGCTCAAAAGTTTTTAACTGATGCAGATTTATTAGATATTCTTTCTAAGAAGGTTGACTGGAAAACTGCTCTAAGCAAGCGTATAGCTGCTCAGAACAACACATTATAACTTTATATATGACTGACGTTTTAACGTCCTTACAAGGCGATTTCAAGCTGTTTCTGCAAGCATTATGGGAGCAGCTTGATTTACCTTCACCTACTAGGGCGCAATATGCCATTGCAGACTATTTACAACACGGACCAAAACGACTACAGATTCAAGCCTTCCGAGGAGTCGGAAAATCTTGGATTACTGGAGCGTTCGTGCTGTGGACTCTGTTTAATGACCCAGAAAAGAAAATAATGATAATTTCCGCTTCTAAGGAGAGAGCGGACAATATGAGTATCTTCTTACAGAAACTAATTATCGAAACACCATGGCTAAGTCACCTACAACCAAAGAGCGACGACGCGAGATGGTCAAGAATTTCCTTCGACGTTCTATGCTCACCTCATCAGGCACCATCAGTGAAAAGTGTTGGTATTACTGGTCAGTTAACGGGAAGTCGTGCAGACTTAATGATTCTGGACGACATAGAAGTACCGGGAAACAGCATGACGGAGTTGATGCGTGAAAAACTTCTTCAACTCTGCACAGAAGCGGAATCCATCCTTACACCGAAAAGCGATAGCCGTATTATGTATCTCGGGACTCCTCAGACTACTTTTACTGTTTATCGTAAGCTGGCAGAGCGGAATTACAGACCGTTTGTTTGGACCGCACGATACCCAAGAAATAACTCCCAGTATGAAGGCAAAATAGCACCACAACTACAGGAAGACATAGATAACGGGGTAAACCCGTGGACACCTACAGATGACAGATTTACAGAAGATGACCTCGTTGAAAGAGAAGCGTCCATGGGACGTAGCAACTTTATGTTGCAGTTTATGCTGGACACAAGTCTGTCAGACGCTGAGAAGTTTCCTCTCAAAATGGCTGACCTTATCGTTACTAGCGTTAATCCTACTAAAGGACCCGACAATATCGTATGGTGCTCAGACCCCAGAAACGTACTTAAAGATCTTCCCACAGTGGGACTGCCGGGAGATTACTTCTACTCTCCTATGCAAATACAAGGGGAATGGACAGACTACCAAGAAACCATTTGCTCAGTCGACCCCTCCGGACGTGGAGCTGACGAAACCGCAGCTACCTTCATCTCGCAGAAGAATGGCTTTCTCTATGTACACGAAATGTGTGCCTACCGGGATGGGTATTCCGACAAAACCTTGTTGGACATACTAAGAACTTGTAAAAAATACAATGTAACTACACTATTAATAGAATCTAACTTCGGTGATGGTATAGTAGCTGAGCTATTTAAGAAACATTTACAACAAACACGACAACGTATATTAGTAGAGGAAGTTAGAGCTAATGTTAGAAAAGAAGACAGGATTATTGATACTCTCGAGCCTATTCTTAACCAGCACCGTCTTATTGTTAACCGTGCTGTCATCGACTGGGATTATAACTCCAACAGAGAGGCAGCTCCAGAAGAAAGGCTTTTATACATGCTGTTCTATCAAATGAGCCGTATGTGTAGAGAAAAGTACGCTGTTAAGCATGATGATAGGTTAGACTCGCTTGCACAAGGCGTAAAATACTTTATAGATGCTTTCGGTGTTTCTGCACGGGAACAGATCAAGCTAAAAAAAAGAGAAGAATGGAATGACATTCTTGAACAATTTATAGATGACCCTCAATGCGCTACTAACCACCTAGTACTAGGAATGGATTTAGAACAACGTAGAGAAGCTAGAGGTAAATCATCAGGAAAAAGCACACCCACATGGATAAATACAAAATAATAGATGATTACTTGTCAATAAGTGATTATCAACGACTATGGGATACAGTTAGAAACGCTCCTTATACATCTATGTTTCCTGCATCTGCTGTTGAAGGAAGCTTATTACCTGTAGGTATGACATCTAACTTACAAACAGATTTGTTTCCTAAAAATTTTGGAAACGCACAGCTCGAAAGATGCTACATTAATTACTATGGACCTAATGAATGGGCACATTTTCACATAGATGATGAAGATGACGAGTCTTTAACTTTGTTATACTACCCAACTCCTAACTACCCTATAGATGAAGGTGGATGTACGGAGTTTCTAATAGATAATGAAATAGTGGGAGTTAGACCCATCTGCAATAGAGCAGTAATTTTCAAAGGTAATATATACCACAGAGCAGCACCTTTTAAAACTAAAGCAAGGTACACAGTAGCTCTTAAGTATATTACACCAGAAAGATATGTAGCAATCAACCAACCCACAGTAAATTATGGAAGTTAAAGACGATTTTTTATCAGTCAGTCAGTATCAATACATAGATGACTTTGTAAGAACTAAGGCTAAGTATAGATACAGATACCAAGATACGGTAATGACAGGCGACTTAGACGATGAAGGTCTAAGTTACTTTCCTAAAGAAATAAATGGACGTAAATACGTCAGACACCAGATAAACTGTTGGGCACAAAGATCATTGTCTGTTTTTCACGTAGATCTCTACGAGGAAGAGTCGTCATGTATAACTTTAGTGTATTATGTAAACCCTACCTACGAATTAGACGAAGGCGGTTGGACGGAAATACTAATCAATGATGAAATAACAAGTATAAGACCTGTCTGTAACAGAGCTTTGATATTTGATGGCGGACGGTTTCATAGAGCTACACCCTACAGATCACACCCCCGGTTTACTGTCGGAATCAAGTATATTTGAACGACAGCCAATTATAAGGGGAGAGAAGGGTGGACTCTCCCTCCTAATACACTATTAGCTGGATATCAATGAACGATATCACCTCTAATTACTACCACTAACCTATATGGAACATAAGTTAAAGATTAATCACTTTAAAGAGTTATATAAGAGTTTAAAGACTCCTTTCCCACCCATTAACTTCCTAATATTAGGCATGTTGATCGGTTTAGAGCAGAGATGGATACATCTAAAAGCAGAACAAACCGTTGATAAAGCTATTACTGACTACATGGCTGAGTTTGATGAACCAGATAAAGTCTACAACGCAGTAGTAGAAGAAACAGAAGACGGTGGTTTTACCATCGGTTACTACCCAGAAGACAAAGAATGAAATACCCTACCACCGTAATAGACAACTTTTTACCAGACGCAGACGAAATACGTCGGTTTATGCACAGGTGTGCGTTTGAAGAGAATCATCCGTCATACCCGGGCGTGCGTACTAGACATATTGAATTACTAGACAGAAAACTGCATGACCACTTAGACTGCAAGATATGTAGTCTATTTCAGATAGATAAGTCTCCTAATTTAGCTAGTTGTTACTTTTTTCAAAAGATAACGCCTAGATTTCCTAAATGGGATGAACGCGACTGTGGCATGGTGCATATTGACTCACCATGTGAAATGGGCGGTGTCATATACCTTGACCCGGACCCTGACCCAGATGCAGGCACATCGACATATGTTAAAAAGATTATAGGTACAGATAACCATTCTCAAGTTGGAGAACATCCTGACAACTTCCACAAAGGTTATGGCATGTCACAAGAAGACAACCAGCTATGGTGGGACTTACATTTAGGTAAGGATATAGATGTCAAGAAATACAAAGAGATATATCATAGATATACAGACCAGTTTGAAGAAAGTGTTAAGGTAAAGAATAAATATAACAGGTTAATACTGTTTGATGGGACAACATGGCATAGATGCCCAACTCATGGCGATAGACCAAGATATACTATTGTCTTTTTCTTTGGAGATGCTGCTTTATCCCCAGAGAGACATAAAAGTGCACCACCTTTGCATAGATTTCTATGAGATTATTTTTAGATACAGCGATTGTAAAAGATATTGACTCCAGATTAGGTTCTGGGGTTATATCTGGGGTAACCACCAACCCTACGCTAATTAAAAAGAGTGGAAAAGACCCTGACGACATATACGCAGATCTTATACAAGATATTGGTGTCAAAGATCTATCTATAGAGGTAAACGGACAGTTTGCCGACCAACTGATAGAAAATGGCATAAAGTATGGTAAGTTATGGGCGAATGAAGCGACTATTAAGCTACCCTGCACACCCGAAGGTATAAAGGCTTGTAAGACACTTAGCTACATGGGCATACGAACCAACATGACGTTGGTGTTTAGCGTGTCACAGGCGATTCTATGTGCCTTAGCAGGCGCATCCTACGTATCACCATTTGTTGGACGTTTAGACGACAACGGACACGATGGTATAGGACTGATTCGTGAGATAGCTAAAGTATTCTGTCATAATAGAACAGATACTAAGATATTAGCTGCCAGCATACGTGATGCTGCTACAGTTGGTAGAGCATTCCAAGCCGGTGCACATATTTGCACCATACCGCCGAAGGTATTCGACGATATGTACAAACATGTGCTCACTGACAAAGGGTTGTTCCAGTTTATTATAGACTCAGGACAGATAAACCCTTAAATTTTGGCAGAAATGTCTCAGGAGTATTATATAACGTGGTGCCAAGGACGATACCCCCGTGGGGGGGTTCTAAAACGCGCAGGCGTACGCGATCAATTAACGCGCCTGCGTGTCCAACGTGAGTCCAGACCGCTCGCTTCGCTCGCTCCATCCCAGTCATATCAAGGGTTTTCAAGCAATGTAGTACTGTCCAAGAGACAGCACTGCTGGTCGTGGGGAGCGAGGCGCAGCCGAGCGAGCTAAACATTCGCGACACGCGAGAGCAGCGATCTGTTGCCAAGCTGAGACTCAGTGAGACAACAATAATATACTACTACGTAGTTATATATTGTTACAGAATGTTAAGATGATTTGTAATGGTTGCCAAGCCGACCTATACTGGAGACATGGATAGAGTTGTTTAAGTTATATTTATACTATCTCTCCCTTTAGGGTGAGAGAGATAGATATAAATTAACTACAACTCTCCATCACTGTTCAATTACAACTTTCGATTATGTTCACTGCAATTCCTTCAGCTCGTACTTCTACAGCAGTAGAAGCTATCAACGTTAACCCATTCACTAAGGTTGTAAACCTTAGGTTCACCAATGGCTATGAGTACAAGTACTCCAACGTTAGCAGAGCTAAGATTGTTAATCTATTGATTAACCCTAACATGAGCTTCGGCTTCTGGGTTCAAGACCTTGCGAAGCAAGCTATTCGTGAGCTTAGTTACCTAAGAGGTAACACCGTCGCTACTGGTAAGCTATGCTACAACCAGACTGGCGTCGGCTACGCTACTGATTCACTACCTTTCTAGGTAGTTAATCCCTGCGTCGTTGGTCCTTGCTTGGGTTCGATTCCCAAGGACGCTATTACCCTTTAGGGTAAATTGTCCACCTAACTTTCATCTTGTCATGCTAGTCCACATCACCCACAAATCAAGCAACGCTAAGACTGGCAAGATGCCAGTTACCACAACCGAGGAAGCATCATGTCCATCTACTTGTCCACACCTACAGTCCGGAGGTTGCTACGCAAAGTCCGGTCCGGTCTCTTGGCACTGGAAAAAAGTGAGCCAAGGTCTACGTGGTGGTACTTGGGATGACCTCACAACTTACGTTAGTAAGTTAGACAAAGGTCAGCTATGGCGTCACAACCAAGCTGGCGACTGGGGTTACACCAAGCACCAAGGACGCGAGTACATCAGACTTGACTTGCTCAAGTCACTTGTTGATGCTAACAAATCCAGTGGTGCCAAGGGTTACACCTACACACACCACGAGCTACATACACACAACGTCGAGGCTATCAAGTACGCCAACACCAACGGTTTCACCGTCAACGCATCATGCGAATCACTCGCACAAGCTGACCAAGCTAGAGCCCTTGGTATCCCTGCTGTTTGCGTTGTTGACAATTCTGTCAGCACACCAACACATTCACCGGCTGGCACTCGGGTTGTTGTATGTCCTGCTCAAACTCGCGACACCAACTGCAAGGACTGCGGTCTTTGCCAACAACAAGGACGCTCATGTATTGTTGCATTCTTAGCGCATGGAGCACGAGCAAAGAAAGTTAACGAGAGTTGTAACGTTAGCTAAATATAATTAAATATCGCTGAGATCCCTGTCTATGACTGGGGTCTTGGCGTTTTTTTTTCTTTTCACAAGCACACAATCATCACAATCAAGGACGCCACACTCATTCACAATCAAAACCACAATCATGTCACAATCATTCACAAGCAT